TAGCAAACAAGAAGGACCAGCATTATCTGTTGGAGATTTTAAAGGTAATCCAGTACAATACCCAAAGTCTTCACCTATAACGCCAGGACCTTATGCAGCGTCTGTAAAGTCTAGCGACCATCAGAAAGGTTAGTACGATGGCAAGAGCCAAACGTGGAAAAGGTAACGGGAAGAAGAAATACTAATGAGACAAAAACATAAAGTTACTATGGAAGAAGTTAAAGACAACTTCTTTGATGTATTAAAATATATGCCACCTATCATTTGGTATGCAGGTATGTTTTTTCTCGGTTTTGTTATAGGTAGTTGGTAATGTCTTTTATAGACCAGCTAATGGCTGCAAGAGGTTTACCTACTTCGTTATTTGGTGGAAATACTAGATATACTACTCCACCTATAAATCCAAATCCTAACGTTAATACTACACGTGATGGTGGGTATGGGGCAAATACGTCTAATCCTTTATTACAAGGAGCATCTGCATTACAAAACGTAGATGTAGGATTAATGGGGAAAAATATTTTAAATGCAGTTAGTAGAGCTAGAGATGCTTTAGCTACTCCTTCAGGTTTTGAAGCAGCAGGAAAAAGAGCGGCTGCACCTACGTACTCAACAGATTGGTACGCAGGTAAACCAGGAGTAACTAAAGATTTATTAAATGCTATTTCTGGTCACGAAGTGCGAGGTCAAAGAGCAAACGCAAAGCCTATTTGGTTAAGGACTACAGCACATCCTAAAGATAGTGATAATCCAGAATATAAAAGAAAAGGATCAACTGCATATGGACCATTACAAATTACTGCCAAAACACTAAAAGATGTAGATACTAAAAATTTGTCAGCAGCGGAACAAAAAACGTATGATAAATTAATGTTACAAGGTGAGTTATTTAAGCATTTTGGAAATAACGACAATTTAAATAAGCCATATTCAGACCCTAAAACTGGAAAAAAATATAAATATGATAAAAAGTGGGAATACGGTGGACTAGGTTTTGGTCTTACCGAGCAAGAAAAAAAACATTATTGGGAATTTGGAAAAAAACTTTTAGAAAAAAAGGCTGGTTATATGAAAAAGGGTAATCGCCTACCACGTAAATATGATATTGAAGATATGACTCCAGCAGATATAGCAAGATTGGCAAGAGCGTGGAGAGGAGAGGCTAAAGGCTTTGGGACTACAACCGCATCAGAATATGAAAAAGATGTTATAGAGCGATATAATAAAAGAGCAAAACTGAGGAAGAAATAAATGGCAACACTAAGTGTAACACACACTGAATCAATAACTCTAAATGATAGAGAGCAAGGTGGAAAAAAGACATTCACCGTAGCTAATATAGTTGATGTTTATAAAAGAACAGTAACTTGCCCAGCAGGTTCAGATACTACTGTTGCTACTTTTCAAGCATTAACCAGTACATCTGATAATGCTATAGATTTAGACTTAACAAAATATATTAGGGTAACAAATTTAGATTCCTCAAACTCTGTAAATTTATCTTTACAGGTAGCTGGAGCTGAAGGTGGTACAGCTAATATGTCAGCTACTATTGTATTAGCAGCAGGAGAAACCTTTACTATGGGTAGTCCTCACGATGGTATAGGTATATCTGATGCAAATGCGACTATAATTACTGCTGCTATCGCAATAAACGATTTAGAAAGTATAATAGTAGACCCAGGCAGTAATGCAGTTGCAGTTGAAGTTTTTGTAGCAAGTACAGCAGCGTAATATTAGGAGAAAGTTATGGAGTGGATAGTAGCAAATTGGATGGAAGTTGTAGTTGTCGTATTAGCGGTAGCTCACGCTGGCAAATTAGTTGCTGGTTGGACTGACACCAAAAAAGACGATATATTTTGGGAAAAAGTACATAACTTAGCAAAGTGGATGGAAGACGCTAAGAAACCTAAGTAATGCCTTATAATCAAGACCAGAAGAGAAATCTTTTTTCTCAAGACGACCCGTTTGAAACAACAGAAGAAGCTATGAGAAAAATGTATAGACAAGAACCCTATTCTGTTCCTATTACAGAAGGTTTAAGTGTAACTCCATTACTATCATATGATATGATAAAAGAATCTCATGGTCCTACAGATATTGATATAAACGCCAGAAGTTTTGGTGCTGGTGTTAATACTCCTTTAGGTACTTTTAGAGGAGCAAAAAATTTAGTAAATGTAGATGTTGATTTTCCAGAAGGTCAGGAAGAATTTAAAGGTAAAGGATATTCTTTAGGTTATAGTAAATTTAATGAAAAAGGTTATGGTGGTGAGATAGACGTTGGAATACAACCAATGCCAGAAGGGATTAGAACAAGTTGGCAGATACAAGCTAAGGCTCATTGGGATTCTGGAGAATTACTTGGTACTATTCTTAAAACGTTTAGAGATTTATCTGATTAATGGAAAGTCATTGGGTATTCTTTTCTAAAGAAGAACTAAGTTGTAATGGTTCTTGTCCAAGATGTTCAGGAACAGATAATAATATGAATCCTGAGTTTATGAATAAGATAGTTAAACTCAGAAAATTGTGTGGTTTTCCACTTAAACTTAAAAGTGGTTATAGATGTCCTGATAGAAATAAGAAAATAAGTAAAACAGGAGAGAATGGACCACATACTACAGGTAAAGCTGTAGATATATTAGTTTATGGAACACAAGCATATATAATATTAATGTTAGCATTAGAATTAAATTTTACAGGTATAGGAATACATCAAAAAGGACCAATAGAAAAAAGATATATCCATTTAGATTGGAGTATTCCTGGCAAAAAAAGACCAAAGATATGGACATATTAAAAAGACTTTTAAGTTTCTTTTATAAAGTATTTGTAACTTCAATTGAAAAGAATTATGAAAAAGAAGTACAAGAAAAATTAAAAGAACAAAGAAAAGAGGATAAAGAAGAATTTGAAAAAATTAAAAAAGGGTTGGATACACTCAGTGAAGCTGATGTCGATAGGCTTAATGCTGAGCTTTTTGACAGGTTGCGCAAGTCAAACCCTAAACACAGTCCTCGTAATGGGTCTGACAGCAAATGAAGCATATAAATATAGTAATCCACCAGTAAGAGAAGTATTACCACACGGGATAGACGTATTTGTACCTGATGATGGTTATGAGTCTAGGTGGACTGCTAATGAAAAACAAAGACTTTATTTACATAACGTAACTATGGAGAGAGCTTTACAAGAATAATATGACTCTTTTTCGTAGTCTTATTTTATATATATGTCTAACTAGTAATGTTTTTGCTGTACCACAAGCAATTTCTATGTGTTTATGGAAAGCAGATATGGCTTCTGTTTTACAATACGGAAGACAACATGAAGAGATTAAGGATATTTTATATAATAGGAATAAAGTAGAACGTCTTTTAACTATAGATAAAAGACCTAGATGGTTTACATTACAAGTTTTACGGGTATTTGATTACGTATGGAAGGAATATCCAATAGAAAAATCTCCATCTTATGTTTTTAAAACAACTTATAATGAATGTATAAGAAATTATAAAAATCCAATAGATATTTATTACTAATGGAATTAGAATTTAATTTACATCCAGGTCAATTAGAGATTTTTAACTCTGAAAAGAGATTTAAAATCTGTGCAGCAGGTAGAAGATTTGGAAAATCTTATCTTTCTGCTGTAACTTTGCTTATAGAGGCTTTAAAAGAAGAAAATGAGTTTGGATATAAGCTAGGACCAGAGATTGTAACCTATTATGTAGCTCCAACTTTCCAACAAGGGAAAGATATTATGTGGAAACTTATAAAAGGGTTAGGTCAAGGGGTTATAAAAGATACTTTAGAGAATACTGGAGTAGTAAAACTGATAAATGGAAGGGAAATCCATATAAAAGGGTCTGATAGACCAGATACTCTTCGAGGTGTTGGTCTAAGTTACGTAGTTTTAGACGAATATGCTACAATGAAACCTTCAGTATGGGAAGAAATTATAAGACCTACTCTTTCTGATGTAAAAGGTGGTGCTTTATTTATAGGAACACCCGCAGGTAAAAATCATTTCTATAATTTATTTATAGGGGCTACTAAATTAGATGACTGGGACTCGTTTGAGTACAATACAGCAGATAATCCTTTTGTCCCAGAAGATGAAGTAGAAAATGCTAGAAATACGCTGTCTTCTGAGGTGTTTTTACAAGAATATCAAGCTTCTTTTAGAAGCGGTGGTGGTAATGTCTTTAAAGAAGAGTGGTTTGACAATATAACTGAAGAAGAACCACAAGGTAATTATTATATTGCAGTAGACCCAGCGGGTTTTATAGATTTAAGTGGTAGAAAGTTAACAAGTAAGCTATCAAGACTAGATGAATGTGCTATAGCAGTAGTAAAAGCTGGACCAGAGGGGTGGTACGTAAAAGATATTATAACTGGTAGATGGGATGTTAGAGAAACTAGTATACAAATATTAAGAACAGCCCAAAAGTATAGACCAATGTGTGTAGGTATTGAAAAAGGTAGTTTAAAGAACGCCATTATGCCTTACTTAACAGACCAAATGAGAAGATTAAATACTTATCCGAATATAGTTGAGTTAAGTCATGGTGGTAAAAAGAAACAAGAAAGAATTACATGGGCTTTACAAGGAAGATTAGAGCATGGTAGAGTTTCCTTTAGTAAAGGAGAGTATTTAAAAAAGTTAATAGAGCAAGCTTTAGATTTTCCGTCTCAATTAACACATGACGATATGCTAGACGCATTAGCGTATATAGACCAAATAGCAGTAACTTCATATATAGACCAACCTTGGGTTGATACTTGGAGTCCACTAGATAAACAGGCAGGATATTAATGGTAAATAGTATTGTAGTAAATGACGCACCAGATGGACAAGATAAAGCTAGTGACCCATTAGCTGGGTGGATAGTGTCTAAAGTTCGTGATTGGGAAGACTATAGAAATACAAATTTTAGAGCTAAATGGAATGAATACTATCGTCTTTGGAGAGGTCTTTGGAAATCTGAAGATAAAACTAGAGAAAGTGAAAGAAGCCAATTAATTGCTCCAGCTTTACAGCAAGCTATAGAAGTAACTGTAGCTGAATTAGAAGAAGCTGTATTTAGTTCTAAACGCTGGGTAGATATTGATAAAGCTACTATAGAAACTCCAGAAGAAGAACAAGCTATGGGCTTTTTCATAGACCAACTTTTAAAAGAATACGAATTAGCTAAAGTTCCTGATGCTATGTCTGAAATATTTTTAAATGGAGCTATATACGGTACAGGAATTGGTAAAGTAGTAGTAAAACCTAGAGAAACAAGAGTTCCTGCTATGGATGAAGAAGGAAAT